AAAATTATTTAAATATGCACGGCGGTAAAACAAAGCGAAGGAAATATAAATAAACTATAAAAGATTTAATATGTTTAATATATAGTAAATAAAAATATGTCTGATTCACCATTAAATATAATATTATCTTTGCCAATTTATATTGGTGCTTCTATTGTTAGTGTTGTAATTGGAGGACTTCTAGTAGGTCTAACTATTGTACCTAAAGGAAATGAAATTCTTACCACATTCAATTCAAAAGTGGCACAAGCTCCTCCTGTCGTTGCGGTAAAGGTTGCTGAAGGTATAGACGAGCTTGCTGAAGCTGCTGTTGCACTTGTTAAAGGGTCAGGAACTCCAAATGCTGTACCAGGTATTGGTGGATTGTCTGGTGATAAAAGTAACGCTTTGCTTGGTAGTGCCTTAGGTGGTAAAAGTAACACTTTGCTTGGTAGTGCCTTAGGGGGTAAAGGTGGTGCTCTACTTAGTAATATTCCAATGGCTGACGCTAAAGTACTTGATAGATCAAACCCTCTTAATGTTTTGGGAAATCATGTAGACAAACCAAACTTAACAAATCCTGTTATTAACGCAGCAAATTCGCAAATTCCAGAAGCTCTTCCTCTTACATATGGTATATCACCGTCGGCGCCACCTATACAACAAGCTCTTGGTCAACAACAACCTCTTAGTCAACAACAACCTCTTAGTCAACAACAACCTCTTAGTCAACAACAAGCTCTTGGTCAACAACAAGCTCTTGGTCAACGATCTGGTAATTTGAATAATATTACAGAATTAGCTTCTAGGGGTTTTCCAAACACTTTCGCCAAATTACATAACGCAGCCGCCAAATTAAAAACCGCAGCCGCCAAAGCAAATGATACAGTCGGCCAATTAAATAACGCAGCCGTCAATTTTAATGACGGGAACATAGCTGGGAAGAATGTTAGAGAAAATTTTGCATCGGCTTTAAACAATCCAAGTATAGCGGGAAAAGTAATTGGGGTGAACAATGAATTAAACAACGCAGTCGAAGCATATAATAAACACGGACAAACATTATATGGTAAAGCAGGATATTTATCAGGTTTGACACCTGCTATTGGACCTAAATCTTCGTATGGATCACGGGCATTCAATGGATCACGGGCATTCAATGGATCACGGGCAGTCAATGGATCACGGGGTGTAACAGTAGGAGGAGGAAAAACAACAAGTAACAGGAAAACAAATAAAGAGTCCAAAGTAAAAAGACCAAGAAAGCCTAGAACCAAAAAATGCCTTGTTACAAAGGGCAACCAAATGTATATGAGTTTCTGCGTTTAGCGTTGCGTTTAACAAGAACTAAAGAATTAATTAAATATTCAATAGAAAATTTAATTAATAGCCAATAAAATTGAATTAAAAATAAACAAAGAAATTGTAATTATAAATACAACAATAAAATGACGAATCAATTAGACAGAACTTTTAAATTATTTGAATTCAACGTGTACAATAATAAGAGTCAACATCAATCAAGTGATGAAGACGAGGACGGTTCCAGTTCATTCAATAAAGACAACGCCACTTTTGCGATCCAAATGTTTGGCATAAATGAAGAAGGTCAAAAAGCATCTATATTGGTAGAAGATTATCAACCATTCTTCTTCTTGAAAGTCGGCGACAAATGGACCAAGACTATAAAAGACCAATTTGTTGCACATTTGAAAGCAAAGGTCGGCAAGTATTATGAGAATTCCATTGTAGAATGTAAATTAATTGAAAAAAAGAAATTATACGAATTTGACGCAGGTAAACTACATCGTTTCATTCAAATCAAGTTTGCGAATGTGCCTACTTACAACAAGGTGAAGAATTTCTGGTACAAGGACAATATCAATGACGACGGAGAAAAAGAACGTTCATTGTTGCCGCAAGGGCTCTGGTTTAAGGACTGTCACGTAGAGCTCTATGAAGCCAATATTCCACCACTTCTCAGGTTCTTTCATTTGCGTGAGATCAGTCCATCCGGTTGGATCGCATTGCCTTGTAAGAAGACTATTGAAATCAAGGGTTCTTTAAAAACGACAAGCTGCGAGTACGAATTTACTATTGGTTACAAGAGTATCATTCCTCTCAATGATAAGGAATCCCGAGTTCCTTACAAGATTATGAGTTTTGATATTGAGGCCAGTAGTAGTCACGGTGATTTTCCAGTTCCAATCAAATCTTATAAAAAACTAGCAACAAATATTGTGGATTATTTTGACAAATATTCTTCCGAAGTATGTAAGACAACTTTATCAAACATAATTAAAACCGCATTCAATCAATCTTCTAGTCCAATGCCGCAAATAGATCTGGTTTATCCCAAAGGTAATCCGTTATCTAGTGCCGAGTTGGAACCAAAAATTGAAGAATGGTTAAAGACCAAAATTAGAGATAGAAAATCAGACAATGAAGAGCATTTAATTGAATCGTTGTTTGAAAACGCAAATAAAGCGTTTATTACTAAAGACACAAAAGAGAAGGAAGAAAAAGAAGATGATGCTGAATGTGAGGCAGATTCTGACTCGGATGGTGATGAAGTAGAAGAAGATGAACAACCAAAATATTACTCAATTATGAAGTCTGCTGAGAGCTATAAAAACAAGCAATCAACTATTGTAGATATTTTGAGCGACAAGAAATTTGATCGTGAAGGTAAAATCAACGAGCTCATCTTATCGCTTCGCAACAATTTCCCGCCGTTAGAAGGCGATAAGGTCACATTCATCGGTTCTACCTTTGTCCGATATGGCGAGAAAGAGCCGTATTTGAACCACTGTATTGCTCTGAATTCTTGCAACTCTTTAGAAGGCAAAGTTGAAAACTCGCAAATAGAGACCTACAATACTGAAAAGGATGTTCTTAATGCGTGGACAAAACTGGTTCAGCGTGAAAACCCGGACATTGTTATTGGTTACAACATATTTAGTTTTGACTACGAGTTTATGTTTCGCAGATCTCAGGAACTTGGATGTGTTGAGGAATTCCTACGATTATCCAGGAACAAGGACGAATTATGTGCTACCATTGACTACAAAACGCAGAAGATGGAGATTGATAAGAGCAGCATCACATTAGCATCTGGAACATATGATTTGTCAATTATCAAGATGAATGGCCGACTTCAAGTAGATATGTTAAATTGGTTCCGAAGAACAGAGAATTTAACTTCTTATAAGTTGGACTATGTTGGTGGTCACTTTATTGGCGATTATGTCAAGAAGTTGGAGCATATGGATAATGGTAATACACGTATATCAACCATTAATATGACTGGTCTACAAGTAGAGAGTTACATACATTTTGAAGAGATCAATCATTCTTCAGATTATTACAAAGATGGCGCAAAATTTGTTGTTTTAAATGTGAACAAAGCCGAAGGTTGGTTTGAAATTGAAGGACACGAGAATCCGCAGGCAAAGGCCGTCAAATGGGGTCTAGCAAAGGACGATGTGTCGCCAAAGGATATTTTCAGGATGACCAATGAAGGGCCGGCAGCTCGTGCTGTCATTGCCAAATATTGTATTCAGGATTGTAACTTGGTTCAGCATCTGTTTTCAAAAGTGGATGTTGTAACGGATCTAGTAGAAATGTCCAAATTGTGTAGTGTACCAATGAGTTTCCTGATTTTCCGAGGCCAAGGTATTAAGTTGACGAGTTATGTAGCGAAGAAGTGTAGAGAAAAGGGTGTATTAATGCCGGTGATTAATAAGGGTTCAAAAGATGATGGTTATGAGGGCGCTATTGTTTTAGAGCCAAAATGCGGCTTATATCTAGACAATCCAATTGCTGTGGGTGATTTTGCGTCACTATATCCGAGTTCAATGTTGTCGGAGAATTTGTGTCCGAGCAGTAAAGTGTGGACAAAGATTTACGATTTAGCAGGCAATTTGGTAACAGAAACTGGTACAAAGAATCCAGAAAATTCTGAAAAATATCTATATGACAATTTGCCCGGTTATGAATATGTTGATATACGGTTTGATACATTCCGGTATTACAGAAAGAACCCGAAAGCGCGTGCTGAAAAGATTAAAAATGGTTATAAATTGTGTCGGTTTGCGCAGCCGTTAGATATAGATGATGGTTCTCTTCAAACCTTACAATCGGCCCCAGGGACCTTAGACTCGACTAAAGTCTTAGACTCGACTAAAGTCTTGGACTCGGCCCCAAGGGCCTTAGAAAAAGCCATTATGCCATCTATTTTAGAAGAACTTTTGAAGGCGCGTAAAGATACACGTAAGTTGATCCCTTTGGAAAAGGATGATTTCATCAAGAACGTCTTAGATAAGCGCCAATTGGCTTATAAAGTGACAGCAAATTCATTATATGGTCAGCTAGGCGCAAAAACGAGCACATTTTATGAACCTGATATTGCTGCGTCAACAACTGCGACTGGACGTTTATTGCTGACGTATGCGAAGCGTGTTGTTGAAGAATGTTACGGAGATGCGACAGTTGATAGTAAGTATGGTCTCATAAATACAAAGGCAGAGTATGTTTATGGAGATAGTGTGGCAAATTATACGCCAGTTTATGTAAAATTCAATAATTTAATTGATATATTAACAATTGAAGAATTGGCTGTTAAATATGGCAAAAATAATTGGGTTAAATGCTCTGAGCCAGGTAAACAAGACAAGGAATTTTGTGAACTTGAAGCTGTGGAGACTTGGACTGAAAAAGGTTGGACTAAATTATTTCGTGTAATTAGACACGAGTTAGCATCTCACAAGAAAATGATGAGAATCTTGACACACACTGGATGTGTTGATGTAACTGATGATCATTCACTTGTAAAAGCAGATGGAACTGAAATATCGCCGAAAGAGGTTCAAATTGGAACGCAGCTTTTACATCATCCACTCCCAAAAAATGAAACTGAAGTAAATTCAGTATGTATTGATGAGGCCAAAATATTAGGGTTCTTCTTTGGAGATGGTAGTTGTGGAGAATATAATTGTGAATCTGGAAAAAAAGCTAGTTGGGGATTAAATAACGCATCATTATTATTATTAGAAGCATATCAGGTTTTATGTCAAAAAGTGTATCCTGAACTTACTTGGGTAATTATGGACACAATAGACAGTTCTAGTGTATATAAACTAGTTCCAAAATCAAATAATGAATATGGGAAAATTTCTAGTTTTGTAAGAATGTATCGTAAAAAAATGTATTATGAAAGTAGCAAGGCAAAAATAATTCCTGACTTTATATTGAATAGTTCAGATGAAATAAAACGTTCTTTCTGGGATGGATTGTATGATGCTGATGGTGATAAGAGTGGTAATATTCGTATTGATCAGAAAAATCAAATAAGTGCTTCCCAAATCGCATATTTGGCATCAAACATTGGTTATAATATATCTATTAACACACGAAGTGATAAACCCAATATATTTAGAATAAATATGTCAAAAACAACATTAAGAAAAAATCCTATTGCTATTAAAAAAATAGATGTAATAGATTATCAAGGTTATGTATACGATTTAACAACAGACAATCACCATTTTGCTGCTGGAATAGGAAATATGATTGTTCATAATACGGACTCAGTATTCTTCACATTCAACCTACAAGATAACGAAACTGGAGAAAAAATTATTGGTCACAAGGCGCTAGAATTATCTATTGAAATCGCAAAAGAAGCGTGTCATAACGTGTCCAAGTTTTTGAAACAGCCACACGATTTTGAATATGAGAAGACATTCTTGCCATTCTGTTTGTTATCAAAGAAGCGATATGTCGGCATCTTATATGAGCACGATCCTAATAAGGGAAAGCGAAAGGAGATGGGTATTGTGTTGAAACGTCGTGACAATGCACCGATTGTGAAGGACGTATATGGCGGTGTAATAGACATTTTGATGAAGGAGCGCGACATCAAAAAGGCGATTGATTATGTAGACAAGTGTTTACAGGAATTGGTTGACGGTACAGTACCCATTGAGAAACTGATTATTACCAAATCGTTGCGGTCGTTTTACAAAAACCCTCAGCAAATTGCTCACAAAGTATTAGCGGATCGTATTGCGGCCAGGGAGCCGGGTAATAAGCCGACATCCGGCGACCGAATACCATTTGTGTATGTAGTCAATCCAAATAAGAAGGCGCTCCAAGGTGAAAAGATTGAGACGCCAACTTTTATTAGAGACAACAAACTACAAATAGACTATTCGTTTTATATAACAAATCAGATAATGAAACCGCTGTTACAGTTGTTTGGATTAGTGTTGGATGATATATGGCGAATGCAAAATAAGAGCGCAAAGATTTCCAAGTTCAAGAAAGAGATAGCAGAAGTTAGAAAGACAATAGAAGACAATAAAAAATTTGAGGAGAAGTTGTCAAAACTGCGAGACAAGGAGGTGAAGACGTTGATCTTTGATAAGTATTTGAGAGAAACAAATAATGCGAAAGAGGGAAATCAAAGCGTAATGAACTTCTTTAGTAAAAAATAAATCCAGATTTATTAAATTCTTTCAAAGAATGTAATAAATTTTTTTACTATATTTAACATGCTGAATGTGACTGAACATTACTATGTCCCGAAACAAACTTGTAAACAATCGCAGTCAAGTTTGACAATTGCTTGGTGAGCAATCTAACTTGTTGTTTAAGATCATATCTGTCATATTCATTGTCTGATAATTCCGAAGCATCGTCATTTTTCTTGTCATCAGATTCAGATTCAGATTCAGATTCAGATTCAGATTCCTCTTTTGCTTTGTTAGATGCTTTATTCGGATAAGTTTGTTGATAAAGTTCATTAAAATCAGCAATGCCTTCAACATCAAGCTTATACATAATAGCGTATGGGCTTCGTTGGTGTAACAAAGCAATTTCCTCAACAGACAATTTGAGGAGATCATACTCTCTCTCCAATCGCAAACATTCATTAACAGTCCATTTAAATCCAGATCTAAGTTCGTGGTTTGTATTCATTTTATATACTATTATCATCACATTTCTTTATATTGTTTTTAAAAAATATTTCTATTGTTGCGGTCTTCTGTTATTATTACGATTACTTTCATTATTATCATTGTTATTATTATTAGGATGAATAATTGATTCATACATTAATATATTGTTAGATGGATCATAAACAAAATGGTCATTATTAGTATTAGCTAATGGATTAAATAATGTTTCAAAGAGACGATTTGTTATTGTATTCATAATATCATTGGTAATTGTGTTGCCAGAAATATCAAATGACACTTGATCAACTATGTTAGTTTGTGGATTTCTTAGTACATTGACATTAGTAATGTTTTCATTGTTTATTAGAGGTTCGCTTCTTGTCGCTTCATTTATTGCCGTCTCTATAGCAGCTCCAATCGCCACTCCTGTTGCCGCTGCATTCGCATTCGCATTTGTTCTTACACTCTCTGTATTATTATTATTATTATTACGTATATCATACCTACAAACCGGACACCGAACATTTGTCTGAAACCATTCGTTAAACTCATTGGGTAAAAATATATGACCACAATGATTTATTTGACGGACCTGATCTGTTGGATTAAACCGTTCCAATGAAATTGGACAAGCCTCTGAATTTGGATTCTGAATTTCACTATAACTAACAAGTCTAGATGCGTTTTCAATTTGTTGAACGGTTGGTCTAACAACTACAGTAGAATTTAAAAAACTAGATAATAATCCAGACATATCAGATGCTAAAAGAGAACTATTAGCATTTCTACTTCTACTTCTATTTTGACTTTGATTATGGTAACTTGCTAAATTGTCTAAATAAATACTTGGATTTATCGGATTGCTATAATCATAAAAAATATTACCAGGTTCTCTTGGTCTTCTTCTATTTGAATTTATATTTGAATTTCTTGTATTTGAATTCATATTATTAGTATTTAAATTATTTGAAAACATAACCATATTCATATTATTTCGTATATCATCTAATGAGCGATATAGTTGATTAATCTGGTTATTTACTTGGCGATATTGATCACCTAATATATCCAACATTCTATGTTGATCCGGTGTAAGATGTGTATTTACATTTTGATTTGA